CCTTATACTCAAGAAAACGCAGAGCTTCTTATGAAAAACTCAAATATTTTTGATACTTGGGTAACAGAAACTGTAGGTGATCTTGAAAATTTTACAGTGAGCAGCTAGAAGAAATACGTAGTCTTCTAGCACGTTACATAAAAGAGTCAGAATCTAATGTAGATGTAGATAAGTATCTACTTTTATGTGAACAATTAGGTCAAGAACCAGACCCTACCAAAATGCCGCTCGAGCCGTCTGATTTTCCAGAGGAGGTTCAAGTGGCATTTTTTATGTTCAGCCTATTACCAGACTATTGGGAAGGAATGAGTGGGACATATATGGGTAAACATTGGCATGGACTAGAGTATCTTTTTAGTTTGTACAAGATAGAAAACCCAAAAGAAATTTTATACTTAATGAAAATCTATGAAAGCGAAGTAATAACACATAGAGCAAAAAGAGCAGAAGAAAAACAAAAAGCAGAACAGCGTAAGGCTAAAAGCGGCGGAAAAAATTACGCCCATAATATTCAAGGCTAATGGCAAAGAAAATACAAATAGACATTGAAGTTAACGGCAAAATGCAGAAAGCCACGGTCTCTGCTAAAAAACTAGCCGCTGCACTTGATGGTACGGAAAAAAGCGCCAGAACTGCGGATCGTAATTTAAAAGGATTGTCACAACAATCTGCCAATGGTACTAAAAACTTTTCAAAAATGGCACAAGGTATGACAGGAACTTTAGTTCCTGCATATGCTACTCTTGCTGCTAATGTTTTTGCCATTACAGCTTTATTTAACGCCTTAAAAACTGCGGCGGACTATAGAGTCATTAGAGAGTCTCAGATAGCGTTTGCTTCTGCAACAGGAGTGGGACTTCGTACTCTAACAAATGATATAAAGTCAGCAACCGATGGTCTTGTTGGTTTTGCAGAAGCCTCCCAAGCAGCAGCAATCGGAACAGCTTCAGGGCTTAACATAGATCAAATTGAAAACTTAGCAGAAGGAGCAAAAAATGTTTCTTTGATATTGGGTAGAGACGTTACAGACTCTTTTAATAGACTTATACGGGGTGTAACAAAAGCAGAGCCAGAATTGTTAGATGAACTGGGTATTACTCTACGCCTTACAGATGCTACAGAAAAATATGCCGCAAGTCTAAATAAGGCAGCAAAAGATTTAACTTTATATGAGAAAAGTCAAGCAGTTGCAGTAGAAGTACAAAGTCAGCTAGATCAAAAATATGCAAGCGTTGCAGCTGCAGTAGATTTACAATCTAACTCTATTGCTCGTTTAGGAACTGAGTTTGAAAAAATATTAAACCCTATAAAATCATTTGTCTCTTTTGTAACGGAACCTACAGCAGAATTTTTAGCAGACAATATAAAAGCTCTTACTGCAGCATTCGCGCTATTAGCTATTCCTATCTTAAAATCAATTATACCAGGGTTAGAGGATTGGGCCGCTACTTCCGAACAATCAGCAACGGCAGCGGCAGAAGCAATAAAAAATACAAAAAATGAAATAGAAGCCTTAAAACAAGCACAAGTCGAGCTTAGACAAACAGGTGCTGACGCAGGAAAATCTGCACGAGAAGCTTTGTCAGGGGTTAAAGCAAAAAAGGGCACCGGTATTGATTTAATTAAGTCAGGTCAAATAGAAAAGCTTACTAAAAGACAAATTACCTCTTTAAGGGTTGCCGCCGAAGCAGGTAGAGGAGCGGTAACAAAAATGTCGGATGCTATGCGTAGGCAATACATAGCTGCTCTTAGAGAAATGGAAGGCAAGACGGTCTCTACTACTCAAAAAATTAAAACAGATTTTGCCAGAACAAAAAGGTCTTTAGTCCTTAGTTTTAAACAAATAGGCGCACAGTGGGATCTGTTAATGGCTCGAATGAAGAAAGCAGGGGCTCGTGCTTCAAAGTTTTTAAATAAAGCTATGAGGTTTGCGGGTATTTTTGGTGTACTTATGCTATTAAAAGACTTGTTAGTAGAGGTTGCAAAGAAATTAGGGTTTGGAGACCAAAGACAAGAAGTATTAGACCTTGCAGAAGATTTCAAAGCTGTTACAGAACAGTTAAAAACAACTACAAAAGAATTTTCTAAGTTTGCTACCGTACAGCAAAAATTCTTTGAAAAGTCGGGGTCAGAACTACAAACTCTTGAACAGCTAGGAGCAATAGGTAACTATATTGACTCAAATACAAAATCTTTAACAGAAGCACTGGATGTTGTGGAAAAATACAATAACTTTATAGCATCTACGCCTGCAGAGTTAGATGCAGTAACTGCTGCTCAAAATAAATTAAAAGAAGCTCAGGACGCTGTTCAGGCTCAAAAAGACCTAAAAGAGCAAATGAGGCTTACAGGGGAGTATAATAAGCAGCAACTGAATGGCTTTAATATAACTGACAAACACATAGACGCTGTGAAAACGGCTCGAAAAGAATTAGCCGCTGCAGAAGAAGCGGCTATGGCAAGAAGAAACGAAGTGATGGCAGACCAAGAAGAAGGTTTCCAAGATATTATTGATGCGACTCTTAGCCAAACAAACGTAACTAAAAGGCTTGAAGACACTCAAAAACAAGTAAAAACTTCAGCGCAAGCCATGGCAGCAGGTCTTCGAGCTGCAAAAATAGAAACTCAAGAAGGGGGCAGCAGGTTCCTTGAATTGATAGATATTTTAGCAACCACAGGTAGCCTTACAGAAGAAAATAGAGAAGAATTTGAGCGTCTTTCTGAGAAGTTAGTAGGAGTTGGTGCTTCTGCAAAAATAGCCGCACAACAGCTTGTAGAACTTGAGCGTCAGTTTTCTACAAAACTTTCTAGTATTACTTCTTTCTCTACTTCAGTAACTACTTTAATAAGTAGTTTTGAAACTTTGCAGGCTCAATTTGCAGAAGGAGGAGAGCTAAGAGAAACCAAAGGTGCTATAGCAAACTTCAACAAAATTGAAGAAATACTTAAAACATTAAATCAGATTCGAGACATGGAAATTAAAAAGCAGCTTAGAAGCTTAGAGATAGAAAATGCTAAAGCTTCTTTAATGGTTGGAGCTAGTTCTTTAGAGAAAGAACAAATTAATAGAATGTCAAAATTACTAGAGTTAGAGAATAGCCGACAAAATTTAATAACACAGCTTACCTTAGCTCAAGAAGAAGGGGTAGAAGCAGACGAAAATAAGATAAAAATGTTAGAGCTTCAGCTAGGCATAATAGATAGCCAAGAGGAGGCACTCAACCGTCAAAGGGACATTTTGCTAGATACTATTGATAAAATGGAAGATGCATTTGAAAAATCGTTTGAATCAGGATTAGCAGACCTTATTAAAGGAAAAGAGACTAGCTTAAAAGAGGCAGTTGCAAAGATAGCTACTGCTAGTTTAGAGGCTGCTGCTGATAATATGGCAAAAAATATAACAAGACAGCTATTTGGTATAGAGGAAGAAGACCCGGCTAAAGAAATGGAAGCAGCCATGATTGCAGGAGGAAATGCAGCATCCACCGCAACAAAAAGCAGTATAGAAACTGCCGGCGCAAAAGCCGCTCAGGATATGAAAACCGCGATTACACAAGGAGGCACAGCCGCCGCTCAAGCTCTTTCCGCTGCTATGGGAGGAAAAAGTGTAGCAGATCCTTCTTTAGATACTAGTGGATTTTCTGAAGTAAATACTATAAATCCTAAATACTTAACAAACCAAGGTGCTGCCGCTAACCCTCTTGGGGCCCTTACAATGGGACCTAGTTTAGACTCTCTTCAAAATCCTGCACAGCCTATGACGAATATGCCTTCGCCCATGGGAACAGGGTATGGTCTTACAGATCATGTAAATGCTATGACTATGCTACCCACAGTACCTACTGGAGGAAATACTCTAACTCTAGGAGAAGATGAAAAAGGTGGCTTATCCGAAGCTATGGAAGGCTTAAGAGACTCTATAGGCGATTTAACTATAGAAACTGCATCAAACATTACTGCAGGAGCTGCACTCGTAGCGGGGTTAACGGGCAACTCAAAAGCAGCAGAGGCTCTAGCAAAAATTACTGCGGCTCTAAAAGCGTACCAAATGATACGAACAGGTATTGAAAAATTTCTTGGACTTAAAAGAACTACAGAGACTGGAGCTTTAATTGTTGCTTTAAATGCAAACACTCTGTCTAACTATAGTAGCGCCGCAAGTGGAGGCGTCGGAGGAATGATGAGCTTTAGATATGGAGGTATTGCAAAAGGTTATTCTACGGGAGGAATTGCAAAGGGCCCTCAAGCAGGTTACGCGGCTACCCTACATGGAAAAGAAGCAATTGTTCCTCTTCCAAACGGTAATTCAATCCCTGTGGAGATGAAAAACGGGGGCCAAAGCGTAAACAATGTTACTGTAAACGTTTCTACAGACGGACAAACACAGTCTTCTTCTAATGGAGCAATGGGTGAAAATCTTGGACAAGTTATTGCCGCCGCAGTACAGAAAGAGCTTCACAACCAGAAGCGTGCAGGCGGAATTCTCAATAAGCATGGAGCAGCATAATGGCAACTTTTAGTTTTACAATACCTGCAAGTAAAGTTAACTCTTTAAAGGGTGTCTCTAATGCAGCAGCGTTTGAAGCTGTAGCAGATAGAGGGCTAAGCAGGTCTTCTAAGCATAATGTCCTTACCGCAAGATTTGGAGACGGGTATGAGCAAAGGGTGCTTGATGGAATAAACACTAAGCAAGACCAATTTAATATAGCTTTTAAGAATCGAGAAGCAGCAGATATAAATCTTATTGCGGCATTTTTAGATGATAGTGCGGGCAAAAGTTTTAACTTTGTTATTACAGATAAATTTAGTCAGGGAAACCTTACTACAAGTACAATTAAAGTAGTTTGTGATGACTACAATATAAGTTACGGACAAGCAACTAATCATAGCTTAGCTTGCGTATTAAGAAGAGTTTACGAGCCTTAATTATGACAGATTTAATTGATACAGTACAACTTCAAGAAATTGACGATGCGTACGTAGAGTTATTTGATGTAACTTTACCCAGCGGAGCAAAAGTATACATATTTAATGGGCTAGACAATGGAACCGATAATATTTACTTTCCGAGTAAAACATTAGATACGGATGACGAATCTGCTACTTATAACAAGTACCCTTTAAAAGAGTATTTTGCAATTCCTGTTGGAATTGAAGGAGTAGAAATTAATGGTGCAGGAGCTAGTCCTCGCCCTTCTTTACGAATTGCAAATATTCCTACTCTTATCCGATCTATTTCAAATGATGAAGACGGTACTGCAGACGAGGAAACTCTTTATTCTATTTTAGCAAGCGAAGGGCTTTATAAGAATGAAAGCTTTCTTAATACTCGAATAGACTATAGAAGAACTTTACTTTCAAATACTTTTAAAAGTACAGATTCACATCCAACTGCTCCGCCCGTTGAGTTTCCAAGCCAAACATATATTATAGACAAAGTAGCTTCGGAAGACAGTATAATGGTAGAGTTTGAGCTGGCTAGTCCAATTGATGTAGAAGGCGTAAAAATACCCGGCAGAGTTGTTATTGGAAGATACTGTGTTTGGAGGTACCAAGGAGGTACTTTAAATAACGATGGTGGGTGTAATTGGGCTTTAAACGGAAGTGGTAGATTTTTTAA